TAGAATTCGTCAACCACATCTTCGTCTACAATATCGGTGGCGGTTGCCGTGATCCGCTTGACCTCTTGTTCGATATTGCCCATCCGCTGATTGTGCTTTTCCTGTTGCAAGGCTTTTTGATACCCCAGCTCCTGCAGGCTTTCGGAACTGCCCTTGTATTCCAAACTCACCACCTGTACCGTCTGCACCTTATTATCAGCCGGCGACACAACCGTTTTAGGACTGATCTTCATCCGTAATGGAATACCGGCTAATGGCCCACCTGTAACCTTTTTAATGAGCGCCAGGCTACCCAGAACCCCCATGATCGTATTGTATGATGTTGTCCTGAACTTCCAAACACCCCCGACCACTTCAACACCATCGATGATAACCGATAGCGCCCCGTTCATTTTGCATTTATCCTTGCCCTTATAATCCGGGGTTTGCCGTTCGCATGGGCACTTAGTCTCCTCTTTAAGACCACCATCTGGGTGTATCCGAACAGCTCTTTCACCGTCACCGGTACACCATTGCTGGCGGCCTTTATAGCAGGCATATCGGGTCGCTATGTTGCTTTCGATGTCATCATACAGCAACCGGACTGCTATCTCTTTGGGAGTCGGGCCGTAGAGTTTATGGATCTCACGGTCAACAATAAAGTTATTGTCTGCCCCTTTTTCCATGCCGACTATCCGAAAGTGATCCAGTTTTTTGGGCAACTGATAGTCGTTTCCCCTGGCTGATTTCGCTGATTCGCCTTTTATGCCGATCTTGATTTTGCCCCGTTCGGCTAGTGTCGGGTTAAGGTTTTTGATCATCATGTTTTAGTCCCTCCGTTTATTGTTATTTTTAATTAAGAAAAATGGTGGACCGGATTTTCGCCGATACGGTATTACCGATCATTTAGGTTTGCTCCACACAAGCCTTGTGCATGGGATCTCTAAATTCAGGGTTCCAGTTCGGACACCCCCGCTTCTCGGAACTATCCTACTCGCGATTTTTACGCCCGGAGACTTTGGGGCGCGGGTATGTTACCGCCATACCGCCACCATAATTGATTTCAATTTTGCCTCAATTGGTATTTAATGTATTTTATCCATCTTGAATTTGGCCTTGTCTTTTCAAGGTAGTTCAAGCGTTTTTTTAATTGAAATTTTGTTAAACCTTCGATCATCATGATTTTTGTTCCCCCTTTTTATTTAATAATCGCCACAAAATGCAACTTGCCGAATACGCTAATCTGTCAAGTTCGCTATCATCTGTAGACTCTAAAAAGTGCCTGAAACTTGGTTCGGCATAACCCTTTAACGATATGTCCTTCCATAGCTTACTAATAGCTTTTCCAGTCTCAACGCTATTGAAATCACACATTTCAAACCAACTCCCAAGTCAAAGCCAACCGATTGCCAATATTGCATTTTCGCATCGGGCCTCTTTTCACGTCCCATAGTTCTTCAATTTCAGGCAACCGGCGACCCAACACATACCGATTAATCCCGGTGATCGCACATAATTCCTTTGAAGTATGATTCGGATATTTCCTGACCGCCTGAAATACGACTTCTTGTTGTCTGTTTCGTAGGCCGTTCCCGTTGATTTCCTTTTCCGCTTGCTTGCTGCTTAGCGGATCGGTCCGTCTTGATACTTGCATTTCCGGCCTCCTTTAATCTTTGCGTTCTACGGTTAGACAGAGGGCACTATTGCCATCGCGGACAAGATTCCATCTGAGATAGTTTTCTTCTAAATAGAATGCTATCCCATCGTACTCACCCCCTATTCGAACGGCCAGAAAAGACCTGCTATTAAAACCGGCTGCCTCTGCTTCTTGGTTTGTGCAAATGTAGCCGCCGTTTGTTAGTTGTATCAGGTCGAATGATTTTTTATTCTCAAACGCCCCCGGAAACCCCGCCTTGAGCGCTTCCTTTGCCTCCGGGCATTTCTCCACCATTGCCAATATCGCTTCTTTTGTAACTTCGAATTTTTCTGACATTTTAATCCCCCTTTTTATGGATTATGATTTCCAAAAGATCATCCGCCGTTATTATCCAAGAAATTATAAATTCATCCGATCTTAAAAATCCTTCAAGCATATGAGTTAAACCCACTTTTGTAATGGTGCATGGTGACAATTCAGCCGGATTTGAATCCACTTATTTTCCCTCCAATACCTTCAAACAAAGTTTATGTTGCCTCGAAAACTTAACCCCCGGCCTCAAATCCCTATCGGACCGAAACCGGGCCAACTTCCAATAGTTTTTACGGAACCAGCGCCTTGCTGTTTTTGGTTTGATTGTTTTCATTAGCGTTTTGGCTCTGGCCTGCCCTCCGGGGTATATGGTGAAGGTCCACCATCATCCTTATTGCCGTTCTTATATTTCCCCTTCTTGACAACTTTAAGCTGTGGTTCATCGAAAGCCTTATCTTCTGGCAGTTTACCGTCTTTGTCCACCTTTGGCTGAACGGAAATTCTCCGGCAACCATTTAGGAATTCATATCCCGCAACAGCAATTCCCGTAAAACCTGAAATTGTATCTATCACTTCTTGCCCTAATTTAATCTTACTCATAATAATGTCTCCCTGTTTTTTTTTGGTTTGATTGTTTTAGTCATCGGTCATTCTCCACAATTATCACACTATGCTTAACCTTATGCCTCTTAACGATCCTACCATCCGGTGCTTTTACCCACACGGTTTTATGGTTGCATTTTACTATTTCACCGGTATGGCGCTTGCCTTTTATTGTGTAGGTTGCTTGCATTTATGCCATCCCCTCTATATCAGTAAAGTATGGTGTCCTGCTTATAGCTATCCTTCCAATTTTTAAAAACCTCTTGATTGTATTGACAAAGGCTTCTTCATCTTTAAGGTGCAAGGTCTCGCCCCCCATTGTGAGAATAAAGCTGTTTTGAATCAAGTCCATACAGGTGATAACCAGTGTAAAGGGAAAGGGGAATTCGTTTATATAACCGTCCCTTTCTATCCCATACTTTAATAAATCTAAATCCAAGGGTGCTATACGGAAATTACCCTGAACTCCGCCCTTGACCTGCTGTTCAACTGGATTTGATTTTATGTTGTGGGTAAGGCGCTCGTTTGTCATTGGCCCATTGCCGTGACGAGTCTGATATGCCCTTGTGACCAAATATACATATGGATCATAACCCATAGACAATATGTTTTTTGTTCCGGTATTAGACCTTGTGACATGAGGGAAAAATCCAATATTCTGATCTAATAGTAATCCCTGAGAGCCCTCAAAAATATAATTGCTGTAGTCATTATCAAGGCTAAAATTCGGAACACCATTTGTTATTTTGATATTTTTTGAATCTCTCAGTTCTACGGCAGCCTTCATAAAATCGAAAACCGACGCCCCAAGCGTTAAATGCTTATAATAACAATCCTTTATGAGACCCAACTTAATACTAAAAACAGACTTGCTAAAAATGTCAGAAAATAATAGCGAATATCTATCCTCTTCCCTTTGAATCGTTTGACCGAAGCCGACTCCACAACTACCATGCTTATTCTGATTGTTTATAGTTATGTTTTCGGTTTTATCAAAAGGTGTGGTTACCGGACATTTACCATCGACATAAAGCATTGGATTTATTCCTTTGCTTTTTAATACCGCTAATTCGGTCATAATTCCTACGGGATCTACAGTGCAATATGGTGACCAATAGGTATCGACGCCCTGTAGTGTTCCGCTCCCAAAGTTAGCAAATACATGGCTCAACTTGTCATTAATCACAACGTGGTGACCAGCTTGGTGGCCACCACTAAACCTGATAACCAACGGGTTTTCGAGGCAAGAGCAAAGATAGCTTACCACTTTGCCCTTGCCCTCATCACCAAACGAAGCTCCAATGACCGCAATAGAGTTAATTTTTATACCCCCACTTAAAGTTCCCTGTTTTATGTACCCTCCCCTTTAAACAATCTCCTATATTAGAAGCATGTAATCCCAATTCTTTTGCAGCGACAGAAGCTCCTTGCCACTCCTTAACAAATTCTCCATCTATGGTATATTGAAGTATGGGAATCCAATTGGCCTCCCTGAGAAGCTGTTTGGCCTTTTCAGTGGTATGTAGCCCCTTACTTGGATGTCCATGCTTGGCATAATAAACTTTGAGTCCTTTTGAAATTTTATCTTTTACTGCTTGCGAGCGTTGTTTGCCGTATAGATGATGAAATTTCCCACTCTGCTTCAAAGACCGTTTAGCCAACGCCTCTTTTGTGGGCTTAATCCCGATATGCGCCCTGCTCATATTTTTTCGTGATTGCGCTGTATGCTTCATTCCCAATGGGCTTTCTGCTGTGGGACTACAATTAAACGTCGGAAGCAATTTATCCATCCAAAACTGTTCTCTTTCTATGAGTCTGTCTTTACGCTTTACTCGTTCAATAATTTCAAATTCAAATGCCCCCTTTCCGTATTTATTCCATGAGTTTTGAAGAACTGGGCTATGGTGTTTGTTTTGTCTAAGCTTATGAGTGTGAAGATATTTTCGATTCTCGAAATTTACTGTCGAACCGATATAAAACTTCCCATTTATTGTATTTACTATTTTGTATATAACACTCATTTTATAGCATTTCTTCTGTTTCAACCGGGTCTGCCACTCTATGTTCCGTATGAACAATATCTCCTTCAACCTGGCTTCTATTCCCAATGACAGTATCCGATATGATCTTGGCCACATCCTCTTTGTGATCTGCTACAATAAGGTTATCGGCCAAGATTTGTTTCCAGCCATCAATGACTTCCTGGCGGGAGCCAGAAGCGGTCTCATGGATATGGATATGAAACACGTTGTACTTTTCTGAAGCCTTGCCACAAAGAGAGGCTGCCGAAAAGTTCTCATATTGACCATCACCCATAAGGGTTTTCAAGAAGCGACCGGGAACTTCGGGCAATACCGGTTCATCACCAATCGTGAATAGATAGCCTTTCTTTTTTCGCTTTTCAAAACAATCGGTAGCGGTATGATATGCAGCAAAATACCAGGCAAGCATATAGCTTTCACCGGCATTCCCGCCGCCGCCACCTTCCAGGTAAATATCCGTCAACCATTTATCAAGCAACTCGTCGCCGCTTTCAAATTGACCGACCTGGAGAGGAGAAGTATCACACTCATGGTCTCCTATTCCAAGGAATAAAACCTGCGGGTCCGGCTCCCCCTGTTTGATTATTCTGTCCATAATATCTGGCAATCCCTCCTTGACCAGAAAGTGGGGTATAGACCCCATTGACCCCGTAACATCCAATGCCAACACTATGGCAAGGGATTTCGGGTGTTCTTCAGAATCCCTTGACTCCCGCATCTTGACACCGTGTGGGCTCATTGCGTTATTGATACTTTTTTGGGTAAAAATCTCAGGGGCGGATTTTGTATCATACCCAAGAGAAACTGCCCTCACACCCCTATCAATCGCACTGTATGCTGTATACCCCATTTTACTCACCTCCCGCAAATAGATGTCGGTAACGAGACTTAGCTATTTCGAGCCTTATCTCTTCGTTTCTGATTTTAACTCCCAGGGCGATGTCCTTTGAAACGTAATCAGCCGAATCAAAATCACTTGCCAATATAAGACTGTGGGTATCGTGCGGAGATAGATCCAACATATTTTCCTGTTCCCTATGCATCCGTTTTAAATTTACCCCCAAGTCTTCCATTTGGCGTTTGTACAGCAACTCTGTATCTTCTCCAATTGCTGTTGCCCGGTCGTCTCTGATTTGCTTATTGTTCCTTTTTAAAGAAACAATGAAAGCGCCTTTTGCCTGTTTTGCTTGTTCGTCGATAGTTTCAGTCATTTTCCGTCCTCCTTTTGTCTTTTTGTTTTGGTTTCTATTTCGATCTGTATTACATTCCCAACACGTACATTGTTTTTCAGTAATTTCTACGCTCATGCCGCCCTCACACTAACCACCGGCTTTTCATAAACCCGGACCCCCGGAATAATCCGAATCCCCGCAACCACCATCGGCTTGAAAACCTTGTTAATGACCAGGTGGTGTTCCGAATCTTTAGGTTTCGTTTCCACTGCTATTTTTGCTATCTGTTCTAAATGCTTCCTCTCAACCTTCGACCAGTCCTCAATCTCAAAGGTCCAAACCATCTTGGTACTGGTACTCCCGGCCTCGGACCGCACTGGTTCACGCTTGACCGGTACAACCATTTTCGGCAACTCGACCCTTTCGACCTTCGCGTCGTCTGCCATTCGGTCAAATTCGGCCTGCTTTTTTGTAGTTTCATCGGCTAACCGCTTGGCCTCTTTTCGGCGTTTAAGTATTTCAAGATATTCGTAGTTTCCGATTTTATCGTTTATCTCTTTTTTCACGTTCGTAAGCTGTTTTGTTGACGGCAATACAAGGCCGTGGACCGACGACACAAAAGAGCTTTGGGCGGATATGATTCTTTGTTTTTCGTCAGCCAGCTTTTTGACTAGTTTCGTAACGGTAGCCACCATATTTGTAGCACGCTTGACCGTAATATCATCATTAACCACAAGCCCTCGCGCTTCAACCATCAAGCCTTCAATATGCTTTTCATACTTCGCAAAAAGCAATTTTGCATTGGCAAGTTGATCTTCTAATGAAATGACCGCCGGATAGGGCACCTCGTCGGGTGTTAAACCGTCCAGCCGACTCAAATCTTCACCGATATGACCTTTCACATTTGTTATCGATTCTTCTCCAACAAAAACATTCTTAAAATCAAAATCATCCATTTATTTTCCTCCTTTTTTTGCTTGCCCTCCGAGTGCAGAATTTACACCACGAAGACAGGCCATCCTTAGTATATCTATGCAAATAAAAATCACCAACACCCCGATACGACGCTTCACATTCCGGATTGCTACATCTCTTGAAAAATGTTATTTGGCTTCTCAGGATTGCCAGGTCCATTTCAATCCGGGTTATTGTTTCAAATATCTTTTGCATATTTATCCGTTTCGCAGTTCGATAGTTCCGGTGTAGAGGGTGTATAGTGAGTCCTCTTCCCACGA